GCTAACTTCTTTTGTTTTGGACTATATTTACTGAATGGCATGATTATCCTTTACTCCTTTGTTTACTAATTTTATCCATCATTGCTGGTGTCAGTTTGCCTTGCCTATAAAGTCTGGCAGTTCTTTTTATTTCTGCTTCCCTTGCCTTTGGGTTCTTAGCTCCAGATACATACTTCTTTGGAACACCACCCTTCGTCTTGGGAACAGGATCAAACCTTCGCATCAATGTTCTTTTACTTCGCATTACTTACCAACTTCTTTTTGTGCCTTCTTATGTGCGGTAGAAAAAGTATCTCCCTTCATCATCAAGGTTCGCATCATCCTCATATGTTTTAGCGAATGATGTTTCTTATGTTTTTTAAGAGTATCCTCTTGTCGTTTTGTAAGTTTGCTCATATCACTGCTTCTTTTTTTTTCCGTTCATTGGTTTCTTTTTCTTTCCGTAATATCCTGGCATTGTTGCTCCTTTCTTTATTTAGGTTTCTCTGGCATAGTAACAGCTTTAGCTTTATCAACTGTATCTACACCTTTAGTTATATCTCTTAACTTTTGTCTATAAGTTTTCCAATCAGCAGACATAGTTACATCTGAATTACCCATCCAATCACATTTGTCTAAAAGGTCAGTTCTTTCTTGACGAATGCTAGCCATAAGTCTGTCATACTCACCATCAGCCCAAGTTTTATCTCTAGCTTCTAGTTCTTTGATTTCGTCAGCAGTTAATTCTACTTCCTTACCATTAACCATTTTAGTTTTATAAGTCATATTTACCTCCTTTCTTTTTTAAGCATTTACTCCGTATAATGTAAATGTGCCATTAATATTTCCGGTACTCATATAAAATTGTATTGCTGTACCATTTACTTTTTCAGAAGTTTCTATAAATGTTCCCGTACCAAAAGCTGTATTTGCAAGATTACCTGAGTTTGGAAAACCAAAAAACCAATTTGTTTGTGGTGGATGACTTGAATCACCCATTCTAAATAAATCCATTGTTCCACTTAAAAATTCAAAAGTATCACCGGGAATATAATATCCACTACCATTAGTACCAGCTAAAAAAAGTTGATTAGTATTTATTGTTGCAGAATTTTGTTGTTGTACTCCACTTATTGATGAAAATGCTTGTAGGTAGGTACAAATATAATTAGATGTTTCATAAGTTGGTGTAGAACCCGTTCCAAACTTTGCATATAATAATGCCGAATTATCGCTTTGAGCTGTTAAATTATCAACCACAATTTTATACATTGAATAAGTTGATGTAGTATCTAATCCCGTAAATGAAACACTTGTTGCATTACTTGCTGTTGTTGTAGATATTTTAACCAAACCACCAGTTGCAAAAGGCAAGGCAGTTACGCTAGATAAAGTATTATTGTTTGCTCTAAGTATTGCCATTATTTCACTCCATACAATTTGATTGAACCACTTGTCATATTAGCAGAAGTGTTAGGTGCGATTCGTATATAATTTATTGCACTTGCACTTTCTATTGAACCATTACCTCTTTGTACAGAATAAGTATTTGATGCAGAATAATGAACACCATAACTAAGTAGCCCTGTGTATGCAGTAGCTGTAGGATTCCAAACAGTAACCTCATACATCATTGGTACAGAAGTTGAAGTGTGTTGAAAATAATATCCTGTTAATGCCAAATATGTACTAACACTTGTACCTCTATATGCTGTACTTCCACCATAAGAAGTTTCGTGTCCAATTCTAACATTACTTGTTGAATTCATTGTGCTACCATTATCTGTACTATAATAGAAACCGAATCCTGTAGTTGCACTTGGATAAACAATTATATAAATTTTGTACATTTTATATGTACTTGTTATTAATGTATTGTCAAAATTAACTGAACTTGCTCCACTAAGAGTATTGTCAGATAACAAAACCATATCAGCACTTGCATCAGCAAAAGATAAATTACCACTTCCATCTGTTTGTAAAAATTTATTAGCACTCGGTGCGGTAGACGGAAAAGTCAAGGTATAAGATTGAGCAGCTGAATGTGGTGGCGATTTTAGTTTTATTCCATGAGAGTTCACTCGGCAATTTAATTGCAACGTACCATCGGTTGTACCATCTCCTTTTATCTGTAATCCCGCTGCACTTGACGTTGATACGAAGTTCGTCTTAGCATTTGTTACTGTCGCATCTGATGGAGTGCCTATGTTTAAAACATCTCCGAATACTCTGATCTCATTCAGGACATCGCCTGTAGTTGCTGCCGAACTTAGTGTCAAAATATGGCCATTGATTGAATATGCGGACGCTGGTTGCGGTACTCCATTGATAATAACCAACATATGATTTACAGATTGTGGACTAAAATTTACACCATCCAGCTGCATGGTATATGCACTCTGTCCATTAGATAATGTTATAGAATCAAGTACATGGTAAGCACCGATAGTTGGTTGTTGCCCTAGGTATCCCATTAGCTACCATCCTTTGGGTATTTATCTTTTATTGTTTTAATAGTCTTTTTCCAACCATCAATTCCATGGTGATATATCTCATCTAATTGGTCTTGTATTAATGGATATTCTTGTTCTCTTTTATATTGATATTCATTAGGGTCTTTCCATGCTTTTACTTTAGTCCAATCTATAGTAACTTCTTTATTGTCTTTATCTAAAGCTACAATCGTTTTTTCTGTATCTCCATCAATAGTTACAACTTCACTATGTATTGCTCTAATGCTTTTATGATAATCCATTATGCACCTATCTCTATACAAGTTAAACTTGATGCCCCTCTAAAATTATCGTCTGCCACTCTTCTGTTTATGTAAGAAGTATGCCCAGCATTTGTTCTAAAATACAGTTTGTAAGTAATTTCAGAAGTTGTATTAGGCGAATCTAAAAAATTATTTGCCATAGCACCATAGTTATTATTAGAAGCATATGGTTGGTCTGATGAAGCATAATTATAAAGACCACCACCAACACCGAGACCAATGGCATTATATCCACCACCTCCAATATCTCTGTAAGGTGTAAAAAAGAAATGTGATGATGCGTTGCCCCCAGAAGTTCCCACAGCAAACATTACTAAGACTTTACTAGATGTTGCTGATGGAGTAAGTGTTAAAGATAATCCTGTAATCGCTACATCAGATGTAGATGCTGTAGATGCAGTATCAGATTTAAATGCTGATTGCACTTGTAATATTTTACCTCCTACACCACTAGCTAAATCACCACTTGCAATAGTACCATCTGTTATCTTGGCACTTGTTACAGAACTGTCCGCTAACTTCGCTGTCGATATTACACCATCTGTTATATCACTTGCAGTAAGTAATGTAGAAGCTGGGGAAGATCCTAAATAAGGCACTAGGTAATCTCCATAATTGATAAAGACACATCTAATGCAGATCCCGTTGATGCTTGAGCTTTAATAATATCGGTTGTCTGTGCTATAATTTTTTGTCCAGCAAATACCTCTAAGGTTGACGACCCAGGAATACTAACTGCTTTAAGTAAAAAAACATCAGCATTAGTTTCTGTATCTGAAGTATCGCTTGATAATTGAACATCAGCAGTAATAGCGTTTGTTGTTTTGTTTGCCAAAGTCATTCCAAGTAAAACTGTGGTGGTGTTTGACGGAACAGTATAAACAGTTGCAAGAGAGCTATTACTAACACTTGCTTTCGTTTTTACTTTAAATGTATTTGCCATGATTTTACTCCTATCCTAATGCAATGGCTAAACTCGTTACGTCCGCTAAAGATGCTTCTCCAGACGGACCTTGTGGACCTTGTGCTCCTGTTGGACCTTGTGCTCCTGTTGCACCCGTAGCTCCTGTTGCACCTGTTGCTCCTGTAGAACCAGTTGCTCCCGCTGGAATACCTAATGTTAATGTCAATGCTTGTCCAGATAAACTCGCAGAACCCGTAGCACTTGCTCCAGCAGAAAGTGTTGATGTGTTTACTGTAACAGAAGATAAACTTCGATCATGTAAAGTTAAGGCAGTACCATCGGTATCATAACCAATTACCTTATTTGCATTATTAGATGTTGTATCGTTATACGGAACAATCAAACTTGGTGGTGTCGATCCTGTTACAAATTCTGGTAGCTGTAAGGTACGATCTATCTTTTCTTCAAATTGCTGGAGAACCATAATAGTATTATCGAAATCTGTTTCTAACGATGCAGCGGTAAATGACGCTCCTGTCGAGTATGCCGATTCTCTTGATAAAGGTTTGTTGGCGAGGATGGTAAGTTTTTGTCCTGACGTGGGAGCTGACGCATAGTTAACAGTACCCGTTCCATTGGTAGCGATTGTTACAGTATAATTGCTAGATAAGGATTGAGTTGTTTCGCCAAGTATAACTTTAAGTTCGGAATCAGCATTGATCTGAAACGAAAATGCAAAAGATGTTTGCGATCCGTTAGTCGTATACTGAATCCGCCTATTAGTATCATTAATATCAAATGTTGCCATAAACCTTACCTCTACC